TATTTGAAATAATTGGCAATCTCCAGATCGGTGTTGTTCATGCTTTCCAGGAATTGCGCATCACGAAACTGCATGGTGATGGGTTCGAACTTCGTGACCTTGTTGTCGAAGACGATTAGATTGCCGGCGTTATCCGAACCGCTTACACCGTCGCTATATGCCTCCCGATAGTTATCTCGTCCCTTTTTGTCGAGCACGGCATTGACCTGAATATATGCCGCCGGGTTCAGCCCCTGCCCTTGCACGCTGCTCTGCGTTGCAGACATGCCCATTCGTAGCCCAACGGTCTCACCCGCATAATCCAGTACAGATCTGCCCCAGATCCCATTTGTCGAATTGATCATCAGGTGCATCACTTCGACATCTGGAATGAATCGCTTGTCACCATTTGGAAAACGTACCTCGTACCAGAGGTTGCCGCTCGGATCAAATTTAGGCGTGGTCACATTGGTTGGCAGGATGAACAATTCGCGCGCCGCCGGTGGAGGCGGCTGCCAGATCAACGCATTTCCCCAGGAGAGCAGCCACACGATTGCGGTTTTCTTGAAGATGAATGGATTCATCCACCGGTTGGGCTTCAGCTCGACCAAATACGAAATGTTGCGTATGTTTGGATCAGGTTCGACCTGTTGCGTCAGGCGTAATCCATTCGGGAGTCTCACGCGCTGGAATTGCTGCAGCGGCATATTGGCAATGTCATCGCCGATACCATTCAAACAACGGAAATACGTTGCGACGCGCTTTGCCAGCTCCGGACTGATCGGCTGCCTGGAGCGGCTTTGGCGGCGCCCAACATAGATGCTGCCACCCTGATCGGGAACGGATTCGGTCGTGGCAGGCGGCTCAGCCTTGGGAGAAGTCAATGCGGCGGTGACGATCATCGATTAGCCTTTGCCTTACCAATCAGGTAGCTGAAGAACAAACAAAAAATGCCGGCAGAAAAAAAAGCGGCAGCCGGATGAAGAAGATAAGCGCCAGTGGTAATCAAGATTGCACCCAACCAATAAAAAATATCATCGAGATAGTTTCTCAAAAACTTCATGGTTTGAAAATTCTGTCAGCCAGCCAATATGAGCCAGAGGAAATTCAACACAGTCCAATCAAACATTCATACTCCTCTCGACGAGCGCACGGATCGCATCAGCCAGGCGGTTGATCGCAGCTGCTACCGAGGCATCGTCACTGGTCCCAAGATCGATCACATCCACATATTCGAGGTCTGCATCTTTGACCCGGCACCAGACTGTTTTGTAGGGCGGCCTGAGAATGATCGGGGGATTGGGTACCAACCAGGCATATGGGATCCCATTGACTAAGACGGTACGATAAGCTTCCAGGACTGTGCCAGCCGGAACGGCCGGGCTGATCTCCCTGGCGCCCTTACTGCGAGGGATCGGCTTATCCAGAATCACGAGTCCCGCTTCGACTTTGACGATCAAAAGATATTTCGCTTCCACGTGCCTCCTAAAACGCAAACGCCCGATGACCTAAATAGATCATCGGGCGCGTCCTCCGACTGAGTGTGTCCCGGACTGCACCAGGACCGCAACGAGTTATTTGATTGGGCGCATTATAACCTCGATTGAAGGGGTCATCTTGGCCATCTCATAATTGCAAGGCAATACTTACACGTGGTTTTCACTCCCTGGACCGAAAATTCTTTCTTGGTGTTGCTCTTATAACCACAAAGAGCCACATACACATCTGGCAGGCCAGGGACAACATCAAGACGAATATGCAGATGAATGGTTACCGTGTCTTGTGTGCTCAGCTGGCCACCGATGGGAACAAGATTATGCGTTCATCCTCTCATTACACAAATGATGCAATCAAATTGGTCTGTTTTTGCACACGCGGCATGTCCACATGCAAGATATTCAATCTTTCCTTTTGGCTTTTCGGCTATGGTTTCTGTTCCGTCTGGATGCATGTAGGTAATAAAGCCACAAGAGCATTTATACACATGGGGTCTGTCAAACGTCAGGTAATGTTTATCTGTTTCACTCATCGCTTACCTTCTTGTGCACCAGGTGCAGCTCCTGCAGAGACAAGATTATCGCCGATCAATCTTGTCCTTCTTCCGGAACGTTCTCGAAAACAAGACAATCTTGTCCTCGCCGGCGAGCTCCTGCAGAGACAAGACAACACTGGCACCGCACGCCAGTGCAGGTGTCTTGTATGGCGCCAGGTCCGCTCGAGCGAACAAGATTTTCTTGTGCACCTGGTGATCAACGATCGCAGACAAGAAATCTTGTTCAGCCAGGTTCGAGCGATCGCACACAAGAAATTAAGATTCTTTCCCAGTAGCGCGCATGGCAATTCCTGTGCCAGCATCGCCATAGCGAGCATGAGCCATATTAGCCACGTTGAGAAACATCGCCAGGGAAGTTTCGGCAACCAGGACCGTTCCATCTTCCAAGTCAAAACGCAATGAGACGCTTGGCTTTCCGCTTGCCATTCCACCCTCAAGAATGGCGATATTGAGTGCGCCGTTGTACACAATGATCTTCTTCTCTAAGAGATCAGGCCAGGCATTATCTCCACTCTCTGCCAATTTGATATTTGAAACAGGCATAGTTTTCTCCTTTCCTACAATCCAAATTCATCGGAATTCACATACTCCTGGTATTGGGTCATCTCGCGCAACGGCTGGATCCGGAATAATCCGTCGATGCCGGCAGCCAGCAGGTCCACGCGCTTGGTGTCTCCTGCATTTTTCTTCGAGATCATAATATTTTCCTTCGTGTCAATGATCTCCTGGGCATTACCCACGCACCAGGTCAGCAGAGGCGATCCATCATGCACAAGTTTTCCACTGGCAACCGCCTCCCGAAACAATTTTGTTGGCTCATTGAGATTCGGCATCGTCTGTCGCACTTCGATGGTGGTATAGCCCAGGTCATCCAGCTCGTTTTTCAAATGCGTCGCGTTGTATGGATCATAGCAGAATTCATGCACCTGCCAGCCATTCAACGCGGCGTAATGATACTTCAGCAGCCTGATCATTGTCCGTTTTTTTTCTTTTTCATCCTCGGAAGTCAATTCTTCGGCGAGCAATTTCCCGTTGACGGCTTCGATTTGATCGATCAAGGTTTGATAATCCGTCACATCCCCATTTGTGATCGTAAGCCATCCGGCCTTCGCCCAATCCCGATATGGAATCTTGTCGGTCTTGCGGTGCTTTTCTACAGCGCCTTCAGGCATGAATCCATGAGCTGTGATCCCGATCCGGTCATCTGGAAGAGCAAAGACATACGCGAGAGCGGTAAGATCGATCTTTTTGGACAGATCGCCGCCCACGATGCACAAGAGTCCGCGCGTCATTTCCAGGAACGCTTCGCGCGAGACCGCACATTTGTCCCACTGGCTTTGCTGGCTGCCCTCCCCCACCATGTAATCGCCCATATAACTGTGTTCGTTGCCATGCTGCCATTTATTTAAGTTTTTGATCCGGAAAGCGCGGATCTTCTCCGGGATCTTCGAGCCGAAGGCCGTATCATGCTGCTGCCTCAGTTTTTCCAATCCTTTCGGCGTGCTTGCCCTCAACGGATTGGACTTAATCCAATTGCGAGGATCGTGCTCATCGTCTTTCTCATCCATTTCGCGGATCATCACAAAATAGCGCTCGTTCTTTGTCGCATCGGATTTGTCACTGACCGATCCCTCGAGGATCAGCTTGCAGTATTCGTACTCCTGATGACACGGACTCTCCACATCATCGCCCGCAGTGGTAATTGTATAAATCAATGGCTGCGCCCTCTGTCCCTGGGCAGTGCTCATTAAATCAAACAACTTCGATGTTGGATGAGCATGATATTCATCGATGAACGCACATGAGGGGTTGAATGAATCTTTGTTCTTGATCTCTCCGGAGAAGGCTTTCATTTCCCCGCCGCGCGAGCGGTGCCTCATCTCAAATTTTCCGATGTACAGACGTTTGCGGAGATCTCTGCTTTTATCTGCCATTGATCCCCCATAGTTATAGAGCACTCGCGCCTGTTGGCGGTCCACTGCAGTGCAATACACCGCGGGCGCTGCCTCCATGTCTCCCACCATCATGTATAAACCGATGCCGGCGCCGCGCGTTGTCTTGGCATTCTTGCGTGCTTCCGTCACGAATGCCATATTGAATCTACGCAGGCCTGTTTCACGTCCATTCGAGCGCGTGACCTTATCCAACTTGGAGACCCATCCAAAGATGCAGCTGATTTCAAACACGTGGGCCGGAATCAGTTCAATCGGCTGCCCGGCGAGCGCACCCTCCACATGGACCAACTGCTTAAACCATTCTATCGAAACAAATGATGATTGCTCTTCATCGAAAATCCACTGCCACTCCGGATCGCGCGGTGGGACAGGCCGGCCCGTTGCCTTCTCAATCCGCTTTGCAACCAATGCCGGCAGCTGCCCAGCG